TTTCTTTTCCGAAGGTCTAGATTGGGACTATGAACCTACGAGTTTATTAGCAAAAACTGTAGGGGATCGTTCTTGGTTTAATAGATGTTACACTGGTGCAAAGATAGATAATGAATATTACCCATTTATTTCTCTCTCTCATGATGGAATAAATTCAAAGATAGTGCATCATTATAAAAAGTATGACCATCCTACAATGAATCTCTCAGATGAAGCAAAGACTTTATCACCATTATTTGGTGATGCGATAAATGATTTAAATGAGTACATGGGAGTACAGGAGCATTTAGGAACGCAAGGGTTTAAATGGGATCCTTCTATATTTGATGAAATGGGATATGTATCAAAAAGTTCGGCAGGTCGACGACCTGGTGAACATGTGAAAATAAATACGGATACCCCTTTGGAGACGGTTTACACTGTAAATGGTTCAAAGATGGAGCAACATAGTTTTTATGCTGGTAAATTGCGAGAGCAATGCTCTAATGTTTACAATGGTGCAAAAGGAATAGTTTTTGATGGGGATTCAGGTTACATGTCGACTAAGCGGGAGACTCATCCTACTTATGCTGCAACTTTTTCCCAAAGAGTAAAAGAGCTAAAGGATCTTAGGTTTAAAATTAGAGATTTTTTTATTCTTACATATTTTGTTGTGCTTTTGGGCAATTTATGGGGATTATTTCGTCAAATAGTAGAGAGAGGAAAATGCATTAGAATAGGTCAAGTCTGGTTTTTTGGTGGGGCTTTTAGTTTTGCCAAGGACTTGAACTATGATGATCCGGATTGGGTTTGGGAAGATGGAGACTTTTCAGGATTGGATAGGACAATGAACAGATATCTATTGATATTGTATATAATGTCTGGTAGTCAGTATTTTGATTGGAAGAATATACCTGAAAAGGATGCAAATGTGTTAAAAGCTGTAGCTCGGTACTTGTGTGAAAAAGTGGGAGTAAAAATAGTCAATGTCTATGGTAATGTGTGGAAAGCAATGTATGGTGTTATGCCCTCTGGAATCTTTGAAACTTCACATGGAGATTCTTGGTGTGTTGCTTTTCTTTTTTTTCTTTATGTTCGTTATGTGATGACTACAACTCCTCATTATCAATTAATTTATGAGGCCCTTAAAAAAGGTCACATAAAATTTGTAATTTATGGGGATGATCATGTAATAGGGACAAAAAAATATGTAAATCAGTATATTAATGAAAAAGGTTATATAGAGTTCGTAAAAAAATATTTTGGGATGACTATTAGGGACTCTAGACATATTACAAATTTTTGTTCAACATTAAATAGGGATGGCACATTAAAGTATGCTGGAGTGGTTTTCCTTCAACGGTATTTTGTAAAATGTGATTTAGAGGGATATTCCCCAATAATGCCCGTGCGGCCAATAGAAAAAATAATAGTGAATTGGTCGTTTGGAAAGACTGCTACTAGAGATATGTTAGTAGACTATATTCTAGGGTTAATAGGACAGGCTTATGATTGTGGTTATAATATGCCTGCTTATGCATTTTGTAAATTTGCATTTGATGATCTCACAAAGGAAATGGAGCCTCTTAATTACGTTGCTCTTATGCAAGAAAAAATTAGTGCCAAAGGGGATAATGATATGAAAAGGCTGATTAATA